GTGAGCGCGGCCCGCGAGGTGAAATCGGACCGCAGGGCGAGAAGGGTGACACCGGCGCGACAGGTCCGCAGGGGCCGCGTGGCGCCACAGGCCCGCAGGGTCCGAAAGGCGAGCGCGGCCCACAGGGTATACAGGGCGAGACCGGCCCACGTGGCCCGCAAGGTGTGCAGGGTGCCCAGGGCCCGAAGGGCGATACCGGCGAGGGCTTCTCCATCTCGAAGGTGTACACCAGCTACGAGGCAATGCAGGCTGGGTGGAAGGTCGACGGTGTGGCAGTCGGCGGCTTCGCGATAATCAGCTCGAATGTCGAGGATCCGCACAACGCCGAGCTGTACGTGAAGTCAGCGGATGGCTACTCACTCATCGCTGACATGAGTGGCGCGACCGGCGTCAAAGGCGAGCAGGGCCCGATGGGTCCGCAGGGCCCGGTCGGCGCGACCGGAGTGGCGGGTTCCACGGGGCCGCAAGGTCCAAAGGGAGCCACGGGCGCGACCGGCCCGCAGGGTCCGAAAGGCGACGCGGGCGCGACCGGCGCGACCGGCGCGAAGGGCGCGACAGGCCCAACGGGACCACAGGGCGTGAAGGGCGAGCAAGGCGAGCGCGGCCCGCAGGGTATACAGGGCCCGAAAGGCGAGAAGGGGGAGCGTGGCGACTCTGGTGTCACCGTACCGCTGTCGGGGTTCTTCTCGCTGACGGTCGATTCTGACGGCAACCTTTGGTCGCACGTGGCAGACGGGGCGGCAGCCCCGCCGCTCTCATACGACCCATCTACGGGCGAGCTTTACTATGAGATAGGTGAGTGATCATGGCTAAATACCTTGTAGGTAACATCAAGGGCCCCAAGGGTGATACTGGCGCGACAGGACCACAAGGGCCCACCGGCGCGCGAGGCGCTACGGGCGCGACCGGCCCGCAGGGTCCGAAAGGCGACGCGGGCGCGACAGGACCGCAAGGGCCAACGGGCAAGCAGGGGCCGACAGGCCCCACTGGCCCCGCGGGCTCGCAAGGACCGCAGGGCATCCAGGGGCCTAAAGGCCCGACAGGCCCGCAAGGGCCGATGGGCCCGCAGGGGCCAAGCGGCGGCGAGATCAAGGACACGAGGAACGACAACCAGCCGCCGAGCTGGTATATGAAGAACCACCCGAAGGAGACTGTGGTCGAGTTCAAGAATACCAAGGTCATCGGGCTTTCGAGCGGCGAGACCTATGCGACCCTCGTCACCTTCGTGCAATGGGGCGAAAAGAGCGGCGGGTACCCGAAGCAGGTCGCTATGAGCGGCGCAGACATATGGTGGCGGCGCGGCGGGTCGGACTCTTCGTGGACGGCGTGGCAGCACATCCTCGATACCCTCGACCCGAACGCGACGTGGATCATGGCCCATCGTGTCGGCGAGTACTTGGAGACAGACGGCTCGTTTGACCCGAACAACATCAGTGGTACATGGGTGCGGGTACCGAGTATCGGGCCGCACACGTGGCTGAGAACTAAGTAAAGGAGAGAACATGGCAAAGACAGAGAATTTCACCCACTACACCTGCGACCGATGCGGCGCGGACGCGTACCTCCAGCAAGGTGCTGCGGCGGCTGGTGACTGGCGCGAGGTCGAGCGCTTCGACCAGTACGGCAGCAGGGCCACGCGCCTGCTGTGCAAGGGGTGTACGGACGAGTACAAGAAGCTCGCAGCCAAGCACGACGGCGAGTTCCAGCAGTTCATGAGCAACGCGAAGGAGTAGTAACATGGCATTTGAAATCGTGGATGGCATGACGGGGACCAAGCACATCAGCTCGGACGACCTGTCGGCGCTCAACGTCGCGACTATCGGCAAAGCAAACTGCGTGCTGGAGTACGGTGACGATTTTAAGCTCACGATGGCGAGCGCGAACAGCGCGACGCTCGGCACCGGTGTCGGTATGGTCGGCGGCAAAAGATTTTGGAACCAGGCTGCAACCTCGCTGACGGTCCAGTCTGGCATGCAGGGCCAGAAGCGTAACGACTTGGTCGTGGCACGCTATGCCAAGACTGGCGCGGGCATCGAGAGTATCACACCCGTCGTCATCAAGGGCACGCCCAGCACGGGGACGGCGGCGGACCCCGCGACGACCTCGAATGACTTGAAGCTCTGGCGCATCCCGTTGAACGGTATCAGCGTCGGCACGCCAGTCAAACTTTTCGACACCGTGGCCTCGCTCGCCACGCTCAGGGATTTTGTATTCCGTGTCTTGGCGAGGCCGGGAATCACTTTCAACGGCACGGTGACTGTGCCAGGGCTCAAGAAACGTGCAGTGGTTATTGTCGTCTTCTCGCACGGACAGCACGCCGTTATGCCCACGACGGACGGGACGCACGTCGTGTCTGGCGCAATGGGCGGCAACTACGGCTATTCGGTTACGACAGCCAACACGACGGCACGTGTGTCCGGCGAGACTGTGACATTCGAGAAGGTCGGGTACAACACATACCAGTCACCCGGGCTCGGCTCCGCGCTTACGCTCGCTGCCGGCGACAAAGAGACAATCACCGCGATATACGGCTAGCATTCCGTATATCACGTCAATACTAGTACGGAGAACATTTGTCGTTTAAGAGATATTGATTCAATGTTTGAATATATAGTGATGACTGTCGTGACCACGATTATGGGTACGATAATCGGTTGGCTACTGAATGCAATCAAAACCAGCACTGGGCGATTGTATAACCTGTCGTGTCGTGAGCACGAGGAACGCGTACAAAATCGTGCTATGCTCGGTGAGTTACTATTTTACCGACTCGAAGATCTACACCGGCGATTTGTCATTGAAGGGCATCCATGCTCAGCTGCTGAAAAACAGCAAGTAGATGATATATATCATCATTATCATGATGAATTGGGGCTCAACGGGCCGGGTACACACATGTATAATGAAATCATGGATGCGCATCAAGACTAAGGAGTAATTATGCAATACCTTCTGCCCGATAAGGCATATAATATTCTCAAGTGGGTCGGCCTCGTTGCCTTGCCCGCAGTAGCGACTTTTGTCGGTACCGTCGGTACCGCCGTCAATTGGGAGCCGACTGGCATCGCAGTGACGGTGATCACTGCCACAGGTACGTTCGTCGGTGCACTTCTCGGTGTGACGACCGCGACGGCGAAACCGACGAGTGAGTAATGATGGACAATGTTATTGGAAAGGGTGAGTGATTTGGGTATCAAGGCAAATGCCGATGTGGTTGGATGTCTGCCTAAGCCTCACCCTGCTCGGCGAGTGCATATCGTTCGACGATTGGCACTCGCCACCAGCACTGTTGCTATCGCACTGGCACTCGCAGTACCGACAACAAGTTATGCCTACGAGCGTATCACAAATTACGTCAGCAACGGGCACGGGCCGCTGTCACCGCAGTACCTCGTGATCCACGAGACGGCTAACCCTGGTGCGAGCGCATGGAACCACGTGCTTTTGTGGTCGCGTGACGACACCTACGCAGTGCACGACGTCATGGAGCTTGATGGCTCCAAGGTTTACGATACGGTACCGCAAAACCGCTTGTGCTGGCACGTCGGCAATGGTAATTGGTGCACGATCGGTATCGAGCTCGCACACGCCACAAATGCCACCGACTTCACCAAACAATGGACTGAGGCTGTGAAGTGGGCAGGCGATACGCTTCGTGCACACGGTTGGGACACCAGCCGCCTGCTCAGCCATTACGAGGCCGCACGTATCTGGGGTGGGTCTGATCATACCGACCCGATTGGTTATTTCCGTAAATACGGCAAGACTTGGAGCGATTTCAAGCGCGACGTCGCCGCCTATATGGGTAACGGCTATATCGCGCCGATCGCACCTACTGACGGAAACGGAGGTACGTACCAGCCGTCGACTTCTGCCGCGCGCACGAGCTTCCCTAAGTCCACGGGCAAGAGCGTGAATATCCACTATGCACTCCATAACCGTTACGGGGCGTGGAATAGTGCCGTCATCAACTTCAACGACTCCAACAGTGAGGGTTTTGCCGGTGTGCCGTACGGCTCCCACGACATGCTCATTGCATGGGCCGACAGTGGTACTCTGCGCTATCGCGTCCACACCAAGGAAAGCGGTTGGCTTGATTGGGTGCAGGCCGCCAATTACAACGATTCTGTAAATGGCATGGCTGGCCTGTGGGGTCAGACCGTCGACGGCGTCCAGATGTATTACATCACCCCGTCTGGCGAGTACAAGCAAGTCTACTATCGTTCTCAGGACGTGGCGCATGCTGGCTACTGGGATGAGGTATGCGACGACGGCACGACCTACGGCGGCGATGATTACGCTGGTATGTACGGTTACGCGCTCGACCGCCTGCAGGCTTATATCTCAGACGGCACCCGCCGTTGATGGAGGATTGGAGAAAGCATGATGTTCGGTAACTACAATGCGTATCAACCTGTCGGCACACCACAGCAATTCGCCATGGACCAGATGCAGCAGTTTCAGCAACGCGCCCAGATGCAGCCGGGAATGCAGCAGGGAATGCAGCTGATCCGTGTCACGGGCATGGACGGGGCCAAGGCATACCAAATGCCTCCCAATTCCGTCGTGCCCCTGTTCGACGCAGATAACGACATCATGTATGTTAAAAGCACGGATGGTGCCGGTTTTCCGACCATCCGTGCTTTTGCATTTCAGCCGGTCGAAGACAAGCCAGAACAGGTGCAGCAATACGTGACACGTGATGAATTCGATGCAGCGATGAAGCATCTGAGGGAGGCGATCGACAATGGCGAGTAGCCTGTTCGGTGGAACACCGAGACCGAACCCACTGCAATCGGCGATGCAGGCAGTCAACATGATGCGCAACGCAAACCCAGAGCAAGTCATGCACCAGATGATGCAGAGCAACCCGCAGTTTGCGGAATTCATCAATGCGAACAAGGGCAAGAGTCCCGAGCAGATCGCGAGTGAGCACGGTATTGATATAAACGCAATTAAGGATAGCCGTACCGGCAGCCGTAGACAGCGTGAGCACGGTACTAGACGGGTCGGCAGTGTAGATTGCAGATTTGCACGACATGATTTGTCCTTTCTATTGAAATAGGGGCACGGCCTGAGCCATGCCCCTATCTTGCCCAGGCGGAAATGCCTTATCGATCGAATGTTCGTTTAGATGTTTGCCGTACCGCAGCAGCCATTACCGCAGAACGGGCTCGGGCCGGCGTTGTAGGCGAAGGTGTTGGGGTAGCGTACCACGCCACACATCGCCTGGGACAGCTGGAGTTGGTTGATCTGGTTCTGCATGTCGGCCATGCGGTTGCCGGTGATGGTGTCGAGGACCTTCTGCGTCTGCTCGGTCACAGTCTGCTGGATTGCAGCGGTGTTGATCGCGCCGTTGTAATTAACGGAGTCGATACCGCGCTGGGTGGTACAGCAGCAGTTTGCGAGCTGGGACGACAGCGAGTAGTTGCCGTCCTTGATGGTGTCCTGCGTCTGCGCGAAGTTGCGGAGGTTCTCGTAGCCGACAGACGCGAGGCCCTGGCTGGTCTGCATGAACTGTGTTTGCATCATGTCGTTCACGCGCCCGACCTGGTTCGCCAGGTCGTTGAAATTCATGGCGTTGCACAGACCGGCCTCAGTTACGGGTTGCTCGCCGGCATTGCGGTTGCCACCGAAGCCGTTGCCGCCCCAACCGAAAATCATCGCGAAGAGGATGATCACCCACCATGCATTGTTGCCGCCGAAGCCGGACTCGCCGGAAGCGGCCGCGATGTCGGAAAGTGAATACTCAGACATAGACATCTCAATTCCTTTCTAATACTAGACATCTTATATATGCTCAAGTAGGTCAACGGCCGTACGCTCCGCTTCACTACCCAAACATATCCCGCTCGGTACGACTATCCGCCGTTTCGGCTGCAATGCCGTCCTGTCGGGTAACGGCGTCCTGCTTAAAGGCCAGGGCTATTTCAATGTCGATGCCAGCGTCACGTTCACGCCTACCGCCGCCGGTGCATATACCGTCACGCTGTTCAAAGACGGCGTCGCCGTGCCCGGCGCCACGCAGACCATCACCGCGGCAGCCGCGGGTATTGTGTCGGTCAATATCCCGGCGATCGTGCGTAACCAGTGCTGCGACAGCACCTCGACGCTCACGCTTGTGATCACCACTGCGACCGTTCCGGCGACTGTCACGATCGACAATACCGCGGTCGTCGTCACGAAGATCTAATGACAGAATAGGAGTTCTGGCGCAGTATCTCGACCAGGGCTGAAGAAAGGGATGCTGCCGAGGCATCCCTTTCGCAAAGTATGGACGAACTGAGATGGGTAAAGATGCCTGTAATTGATGTGTTCGCAAAGGTATCTGACCACCTGATCGACGGCATGATGATGATGCACGAGCAGATGGCAGATTACTACAATTTCCTCGGTTTGGAAGGTTTCAAGCGACTGCATGAGTACCATTTCCTCTGTGAGACGATTTCCATGCGCCGCATCCACCGCTATTTCATCGACCACTGCAACCAGCTTTTGCCGGTGGCGAATACAAAACACATTGACGTCATCCCCGTCGAGTGGTCGAATTTCACACGACAAGCGGTCGAATCGGAAACGAAGTCCAAGGCTGTCGAGACGGGTATGCGCGAGTGGTGTAAGTGGGAACACGAAACGAAGGAGCTATATGCGAAGTTGGCCAAAGACCTCTATGATGCAGGTGAAGTCGCCGCGGCACACGTGATCTGCGAGCTCGTGCGAGACGTCGACGACGAATGCAAGTATGCCGACCGCTTGGCACTCAACTTGAGGGCTGTCGATTACGACATGCAGGTCATCGTGCCTATGCAGCATGAGCTGCACGAGAAATATAGGAAGAAGCTACATGACGTCGGGAAGAAACTCAGTTAGGGGTGAATGAAAATGGTGTCGATCGAGATCATCGAAGAGGAGATCCTCGACCTGGAGAAGCGCGACACGTCTTATGCCGTATGCGAAAGGCTGGCGTGGCTGTATATAGTCCGCGACCACCTCAAAAAGCCTACTGTAGATGCCACGGTGATGGAACAGCGCATCACTGACGAGCTCACTGGGTCTGAGTTCTTGAAAGCGGCGTCCAATGTGGACTATGCGGCACTCATGGGCGTACTCGACAACCACATGTCGTGCATCAAAGCCGTCTGCCCGAAAGAGTACGACGCCGTCATGTCGCAGATCCACGCACTACGGTAGTAATTACCTGTCAAACAGTGTCAAACACCTGTCACACACCTAAAAGGGCCAGTGTGACAGGTGTTTGCATTTCTACGTCGCGTTTCTCATCACCTGTCAAGCTGTCAAACAACAAGGGGCCCCTATATTAGATATTTTTATATCTATATATCTAATAGGCCTTATATAGATATAAAAAGTCAAATTATCTAAGGATAGGGGAGAAAACTGTGTGACAGTGTGACAGGCAGTGAGAAACGCGACGTAGTGATGCGACTTACTGTCAAACAGGCCCAAAATCAGCCGTTTGACAGGTGTTTGACAGTGTGACAGGTGTTTCGAAAAAATTATAAATACTCGAATAAATCGAAAGAAAACGTAGTATAATGAGGTTCGCCGATCGAAGGAGGTGAAAGATGAAAAGCCTATATGAAACAATCCGCGAGTTCGGCGATACCCAAAGCGGGCTCGCGCGAATGCTCGGCATCACCGAATCGACGTTGTCGTGGAAGATCAACGGCAAAGCCGAGTTCAAACAGTCGGAGATCAAGGCTATCGCCGACCGGTACGACTTGACTGGTGAGGAAATCAAGTCGATGTTTTTCGTGTAATGGGCCTGTTCGCTTACCAGCAGGCAGCACTTGACCGTGTCGAGGGTAAACGCGCTTGCGCGTTCTACCACGACATGGGCCTGGGCAAGACGTTCACCGGAGCCGAGAAATTGATGTCGGACAAGTGTTGGCATTTGGCCTTGGTCGTATGCCAAAAGTCGAAAGTGGCTGACTGGATGGGCCATTTCGCAAACTACTATGATATCGACGTCGTCAATTTGACTAAGCCGCATGCCATGGAAGGTTTTGAACGGCGCATCGGTGACTCGCATGCACGGGACGCAGTCGGTGTGATCAATTACGACCTATTGTGGAGGCGCCCAGAACTTCAGGCGTTGAAGTGTTTCGCCGTAATGTTCGACGAGTCGTCATTGCTGCAGAACAAATCATCGAAGCGTACTAAGGCCGCGATGAAATTGGCAGCTAGGGCGAATGAGCTCATCTTGCTGTCGGGCACGCCTGTCGACGGCAAATACGAACGGCTGTGGACGCAGTTGAACATGCTCGGCTGGCGTATCGACGAGAAGCTGTTTTGGCGGCAATACGTCGAATCGGAGACGACGATGCGTGAGGGTTTCCCGATTACTAAAGTGACGGGTTACAAGAACGAGGAGAGGCTGGTACGCAAGATGAAGGAGCTCGGTTGCGATTTCCTCAAGACCGACGACGTCATCGACCTGCCTGATCAGCGTTTCATTCGTATCGACATACCGATGAGCGAGTATTACCGTAAGTTCGCCAAGACGAATGTGATCACGGCATTCGGCCGCGATTTCGTCGGCGACACTGTGTTCGGCGACCTCACGGCGAAACGCCAATTAGCGGCTGCGTATTCGCGCGCCAAACTCGAGGCGTTCGGCGATTTGCTGGACGGCACGAGTAAACGGCTCGTTGTGTTCTACAATTTCGACGTCGAACTCGAAGGGCTCACGGCGGAGTTGGAGAAGCGGTACAGGCCGTATGGCGTGCTCAACGGCAAGGCACACGATTTGTCGCCGTTTTTCGATACCGACGACGGGGTCGCGCTCATTCAATACCAGTCTGGTGCCATGGGTGTGAACCTGCAGCAAGCAGACACGTGCGTCTATTTCTCGCCGCCTTTGGCATCGTCGCTCTTCGAGCAGTCGAAGAAGCGTATCCACCGCGTCGGCCAAGACAAGCCATGCACGTATTACGAGCTAGTATCTAAAGGCACTGTCGAAGAGAAGATCTACGATACGTTGGCTATGCGACGCGACTACACTGAGAAGCTGTTTGCAATGGGAGGTGACTAGTTGGCAGGGGAAAAGAACTTCGAGAATCGCGTGAAGCGATGGCTTGAGTCGCAAGGCGTATGGCATGTCAAGTTTTTCGCCAACCGCAATACGCGGGCTGGTGTGCCTGACATCTTGGCATGTGTCAACGGCCGTTTCGTCGGTATCGAGCTCAAAGGCCCAAACGGCAAGCCGTCGCCGCTGCAGGTCTACCACTGCGGGAAGATTACGGAGAGTGGCGGTATAGCCGTCATCGTCTGGCCGGACGATTTCGCCCAATTCAAACGGCTAGTACAACGCCTGAAGGAGAAAGGAGGAAACTGCGATGTTCAAGACCTCATATTCGAGGGTAGGTACCTTCACCCAGTGCCCGCATAAATTCAAGCTCAATTATGTCGACAGCCTTGAAGTGCCGTTCAACTGCGATGCCGCGAACCCGCTCGTGATCGGCACGATGCTGCATGAATGCATCGAAGTCGGTATCGACGAGGCCATCGCGAACTACAAAGCCGCGTACCCAGTCATGACCGATTTCATGGAAAACGAGCTCATGAAGATCCGCGTACTCGGCTCTCGTGCCCGTGAGTTCGCATGGGGTATGTCGGACGACGATACCGACCCGGTATTTGAAACGAAGGTCGAAGACGACAGCGGTTTCGTAGGGTTTATCGATATGCTCATCCCGCGCGGCAAGGGCCTATGGACGATGCTCGATTTCAAGTATTCGAACAACGTCGACAGGTACCTCGAAAGCGGGCAGCTGAGCGTCTACAAATATTTCTACGAGAAGACGCACCCCGGTGAGATCATCCAAGACATGGCCTTCCTGATTGTGCCCAAGACGATGATCAGGCAGAAGAAGACCGAAGACCTCTACCAATTCCGTGAGCGCCTAGCTGCGACGTTGGAAGATATGTGGCCGACTCTATACCGTGTCCAGTATGACCCTCAAAAAGTCGCCGACTTCGCGGTCGGCACTTGTACTATGGCTAACGCCACCGAATTCCCGAAACATGAGTCGCGCCTATGCGACTGGTGTGATTACAAAGATTTCTGTCTAGGAGGAAATGATATGCTTATCCTGCCCAAGAACGAACGCCGCCCTGAGGCCGTCATCACCGACCCTGATATGTGGATCTACGCCGACAGTTACGTCGGCAAGTCGACGTTTGTCGATCATTTCGACGATGTGTTGTTCATCAACACCGACGGCAACACACAGAATATCACGAGCCCGTTTATCCAGATTGCCGACGAGCTCGTGACCGAGGGCCGTATGAGCCACAAGGTGCTTGCTTGGTCGAAGTTCCGTGAGGTCATCGATGAGCTTGAGAAGCATGACAACAGCTTCCACGTCATCGCGCTCGACTTGGTCGAAGACCTCTATGAGCACTGCCGTTTCTATGTTTTCGACCAGCTCGGCATCAAGCATGAGAGCGATGGCGGTTACGGCAAGGGTTGGGACATGGTGCGCACTGAGTTCCTCAGCCAGATGAAGCGCCTCAAGTCCCTCGGCTACCGTATCATCTATATCTCCAAGGAGCTCGTCACGGAGATCACGTACGCCAACGGTATGAAGGTCTCGACGTTCAAGCCGAACCTGCCGGACAAGGTCGCAAACGTGCTAGCCGGCACTGTCACCATGACGCTCCGCGCCTATATGGACGAGCGTGGCCATTTCCTCCAACTCCGCAAGAACGAGAACGTCTTCGGCGGCGGCCGTATCGATTTCAAGCGCGACCGCTGCGACCTCACGGTCGATGCATTCAACGCGGCGTTGCTCGAGGCACAGGGCACGAAGGCCGAGGCCGAGGTCGAGGTCGAGAAGCCGAAGGCACGCAAGAAGGCAGAGCCCAAGCCTAAGCCTGAGGTTGAAGCTGAAACTGAGGTTGCTGAGGAGCCCGATGCAGCAGAGGAGAAGCCGAAACGCCGTGCGCGTAAAGCCAAGCCCGTCACCGAGGAAGAGCCGCCGTTCGACACCGAGGAAGCCGCGGAGCCCGAGGCAGTCGAGGAGAAGCCGAAGCGCCGCACCCGTAAGCGCCGCGTCGTCGAAGAGTAAACAGTAGTTAACACCTGAAAGGATATATCATGGATTTCAGCAAGTTTGACAAGATGGTCGACATTGACGGCCTCAAGAAGGACATCGCCGATGCAGAGGCCAACGGTGGCGGTGCCGATTTCAAGGACGTGCCGCATGGCAGCTATGAGGTCGCGATCGACAAGCTCGAGCTCACCGAGACCAAGAAGACCGGCAAGCCGATGGCGTCGTGCTGGATGAAGATCGTGAGCGACGGCGAGTTCAAGGGCCAGCGTATTTTCATGAACCAGGTTATCACGCAGGGCTTCCAGATCCACATTATGAACGCTTTCCTCCGTTCGCTGCTGCCCGAGGGTTCTGACATCGACGTCGAGTTCACTGGTTACGCCGAGTATAACGATTTGCTGCTCGATATTGCCGAGTATGTCGACGGCAAGTTTGAGTATGGCTTGGAGTATGGCGAGAACAACAAGGGTTTCGACACTTTCCAGATCACTGATATTTTCGAGCTTGACTAGGTGCGGCGATGCTCAATTTCTACGACTTCGAAGTTTTCAAACACGACTGGATGGTCGTAGTCATCAACCCCGTCACTCACGATGAGCGCGTCATCATCAACGATGCCGACGCGCTCACCGCGCTCTACGAAGGGCACAAGCGTGAGATTTGGGTAGGTTACAACAACCTCCATTATGACCAATTCATTTTCAAAGGCATTTTGTGCGGTTTCAACCCGAAGGCGATTAATGATTTCATCATCGCCGAAGGCCACAAGGGTTGGCAGTATTCGAGTTTGTTGCGCAAGGTTTACATGGTCAACTATGATGTATTCCACCCGCGTACAGACAGGGGCCTCAAGACTCACGAGGCGTACCTCGGCAACGATATTTGCGAGACGACGGTGCCGTTCGACATCGATCGCAAATTGACCGAGGCTGAGATCGCCGAGACCGTGAAATATTGCCGCCACGATGTCGAGCAGACCATCGAGGTATTCATGCAGCGCAAAAGCGAGTTCGACGCCCGTATGGATCTGCTCAAAATGTTCGACTTGCCGCTGGTGTACCTCGGTAAGACCGATGCGCAACTCACGGCGATCATCCTCGGTGCCGAGCGGCCTGCGCGACCGCGCGACGACGAGTTCGACATCATGCCGTTGCCGTGCCTCGACCTCGGTCCGTATGATTTCATCCGTTCGTGGTACCTCGACCCGGCGAATCAAGATTACTCAGCGACGCTCGATTTCGACATCGCGGGCTGCCCGCACAAGTGTGCATGGGGAGGCTTGCATGGCGCGATTGCGCAGTACGCCGGCGAGGGTTATTTCATCAACGTCGACGTCGAGAGTTATTACCCAGCTGAGATGATTGCACACGAATTGTTGTCACGCAACGTGCATGACCCGTCGAAGTTCAAGGGCATTCGAGACCACCGTATCGAGTTGAAGCATGCGAAAGACCCACGCCAGAAGGCATTGAAACTCGTCGTCAACGGCACCTACGGCGCCAGCAAAGACAAGTTCAATGCACTCTACGACCCGCGGCAAGCCAATATGGTTTGCGTCAACGGCCAGCTCATGCTCATCGACCTCATGCACAAGCTCGTTCGCGATGTGGGTGCCGAGATCATCCAAAGCAACACCGATGGCGTGCTCATCCGCATGCCTGACGATTTCGATGGCGGGCCAGACGCGTTTTACGACCGTGTCGACGACGTGGCCTATGAGTGGGAGCACCGTACCGGTATGGGCTTGGAATTCGATGAGTTTACCCGTGTTTACCAGAAGGACGTCAATAACTACGTCCTCGTGGCGGCCGATGGGTCGATGAAGACGAAAGGCGCGTACGTCAAGAAGCTGGGGCCGCTCGACTACGACCTCGCCGTCGTCAACAAGGCGCTCGTCGAGTACATGGTACACGGCGTGCCCGTCGAAGACACCATCATGGGCGATGATGATCTGATCGATTACCAGCGCGTGGTGAAGGTGTCCGGTAAATACAAGTACGGCGTGCACGGGCATGAGCGGCTCACTGATAGGTGCTTCCGTGTATTCGCATCCACACGTGCGTCGGACGGCATGGTCGGGCGTGTCAAGGCCGGTAAGGCCAAGCCTGAGAAATTCGGCAACACGAGTGAGCACTCGTTTATCGACAACGGCGACGTGCACGGTAAGAAGTGCCCGAGCCATTTGGACAAGGCTTGGTATATACAGTTGGCGAAAATACGGTTAGCGCAGTTTGGGGTGATGTGATGGACCGTCTATTTATCGGATACGTGAAGCTCAATGGCAAGAAGTGTGCGCAGAAGTTGAAGGACGGCCGATACCTCACATTGGCCCAAGCACGCAAACTCGACGGTTACGGTGGTGTGTTGGCGCCTGAGACGATTTTCATCGATGTCGACGACATGGCGCAGAGCGAGAAGCTGATGGACATCATCGAGGCCGAGCAGATTGCATGCAAGGTCGTCGCGACGACACGCGGCAAGCATTTCTATTTCGTCGGCTACCCCCGTGGCATGAAATGCAAGACGCACGCACGCCTGGCCGTCGGCATCGACGCAGACATCAAAGTCGGGTCGAAAGCCACATATGGTAGCTTGAAAGTCGACGGCCATGAGCGCGACGTGATCTATGACATCGAGCCGGACGAAAGTTATGACGAGTTACCGTGCTGGCTCAGGCCCGTGCAGTACACACCAGAGTTTGGCGAGATGGAAGAGGGCGACGGCCGCAACCAAGCGTTATTCAATTATATTTTGACGCTGCAGTCGGAGGGTTTCACGAAAGACGAGGCGCGTGAGACCCTGGCCGTCATCAACCGGTACATGTTCGAAAAGCCTATGGAGCAGCAAGAACTGGACGTTGTCTACCGCGACGATGCTTTTGCCGAAGATGTGTTTTTCAACAAAGGCACGTTCCTGTTCGACAAGTTCGCCGAGTACCTCAAGAACGAGCACCGTATCATCAAGATCGGCCATCAGCTCCACGTATACCGCGACGGCGTCTATGTGTCGGGCAATCTGCTTATCGAGAACGCGATGATCAAGCATTTGCCCATGTTGTCGAAGGCCAAGCGCACCGAGGTACTCAACTACCTCGACGTGCTCATCCAAGACGACGCACCTGCGGCCGATGCCGATTACATCGCTTTCGCCAACGGCGTGTATGACCTCAAGACGGGGGAACTCATGCCGTTCTCGCCGGAGTTCGTGATCACGAACCGCATCCCGTGGGAGTATGACCCGACGATTTGGTCGGAGTTCACCGATAAGACGCTGCGTCGCCTCGCCTGCGGTGACGACGGGATATATTCATTGCTGGAGGAGGTCATCGGTTATCTGTTCTATAGGCGTAACGAGCTCCGCAAGAGTTTCATCTTGGTCGGCGACAAGGCGAACGGCAAGTCGACGTATCTGGACATGCTCAAGACATTGCTAGGCGACAGCAACACGTCGGCCCTCGACCTGGCTGAGCTCGGCGAGAGGTTCAAGACGGCAGAGCTGTTCGGCAAGCTGGCCAATATAGGCGACGACATCGGCGACGAGTTCATCGCAAACCCGGCGATTTTCAAGAAGCTAGTAAGCGGTGACCGCGTCAACGCCGAGCGGAAGGGTCAAGACCCGTTTGATTTCTCGAGTTACGCAAAACTGCTGTTCTCGGCGAATTCGATGCCACGCATCAGGGACAAGACCGGTGCCGTGCTCGACCGCATCGTGCTCGTGCCGTTCAAGGCGACATTTTCGAAAGACGACCCGGACTTCGACCCATACATCAAGTACAAGCTCCACTCGCCAGAAGTCATGAGCCACCTGATCAACATCGGCCTCAAGGGGCTCGAGCGTGTCTTGGCAAACCGCGCGTTTACGATGCCGGAGGTCGTGGTCAAGGAGATCGAGGACTACCACGTCGCCAACAACCCCGTCCTCGGTTACTTCGCAGACACGCCCGTCGACGAGGTGGTGAACGAGTCGACGGCGCTGGTATACGACTACTATATGGCCTGGGCTATCAGGAACAACTTGAAGCCGCTTGGTCAAAACGAGTTCACCCGCCAGGCCAACAAGCACTATGGCCTGACAAGCAAGACCTGCCGTGTCAACGGCAAACGTGTACGTATTTTCGTAAAGGAGTAAACCATGCCCATCATCATCGAAGGCCCTGACGGCGCCGGCAAGTCCACGCTCGCGAAGTCATTGGCCGGAGCACTCGACATGAACATTCTGAAAATGACCGCCAACGGCGGCCAGTCTATGCCGGAGTATCTGCAGAAGCTCGCATGCGACGGTGTCATTATCGACCGCTGCTGGGTGTCGGAGCAAGTGTATTCCGACCTGTTCGGCCGCGAGCCGCGTATCAATAATGACAATGCGGAGGAATTGACGGAGTTCTGCGAGTTCGCGCGTATCCCGATCATCGTGCTTTTGCCCCCGCTCCATGTCGTCATCGGCCGCCTGAACGAACGCGGCGACGAGTACGCCGATGTCGTCTGCCCGAACATCGTCGAGATCTACAAGCGTTACCAGGAGTGGGCTGAGGCACACGACGCCGCGATTGTGCTCGAAGACAACAACCCGGCGACTGCCATGAAAGAGGTGCTGAAATGCATGTTGTAGGCAAGTCGATGAACGACATCTACCGCCAACTCTGCGGCAAAATATCGGTGCAGGGCCAGGAGGTAGCTGGCACCAAAGAACTGCTCAACAGCGGTTTCACGCTGCTCGACATCACCGACAACATCGCGACGGCCCGCATGGGTTACTCGCTTTCGTATATGTTGGGCGAGCTCGCATGGTATTTCACCGGCCGCGAAGATGTCGAGTTCATCTCGAAGTTCTCGTCATTTTGGAAGCACATCAGCGACGATGGCGTGACGAACCGATCTGCGTACGGCGCTATCGTGTTCAACCGCTATGGCTTCGACCAGGTCGCGCAGGTCATCGACACGCTCAAGCGTGACCCGTATTCACGACGCGCAGTCATCAATTTCAATGTGCCGAACCCAGAGCGATTCGAGACAAAAGACGAGATCTGCACTATCGCACTCGTGTTCGAGCTCCGCGGGGGCAAGCTCGACTGCACCGGCATCATGCGTTCCAACGACGTATGGCTCGGCACGCCCTACGATGTCGTGTTCTTCACGGAGCTGCAGAAGCACATCGCGAACGAGCTCGGCGTCGGCTACGGCAAGTATACGCATTTCACTGTGTCGCTCCATGCATATGAGAAGGACATCGACCGCGTCCGCGAAGTCTGGTGCTGCAAGCAGGCGGCGCTGCACCTCAAGTTCGACATCGAGAAGTTTTTGACCCATATCTCGGAGATCGAACGCATCACCATGTCGTCCGATACGCCGAGGCACACTGTCACTAAATATTGCCTTAATAACGCCATCGTCACGGAGGTAAAGGATGAAGATTAAAATCAACCGTATCGCCGAGGATACCGACATCAAGCTCCCGGTCCGTGCGCATTATAACGACGCCGGCGCCGACGTCTACACCACTTTCGGTGAGACCCTGAAGCCGCACGAGACCCGTCGCATCCCGCTAGGCTTCTCGCTCGAGCTGCCCGACGGCGTCATGGCCTGCGTGTTCCCCAGATCGGGCATGAGCCTCGAAGGCCTCGTCTGCGAGCTGCCGCCGATCGACTCCGGCTATACCGGTGAGGTGCATGCGATCGTCACCAACCTAACCGACAAACTGAAGAAGGTCCCCGGCGGCACCCGCATCGGCCAGCTCGTCGTCATGCCGATCGTGTTGGCCGACTTTGTCGAGCAGTTGGGCGAGGAGAGGGGCGACGGTGCTTTCGGATCGACCGGAGAGGCCTAGTAAAGCCGAGTATTACCTCGACATCGCACTCGCGGTGGCGGCCAGGTCGACGTGCCTGCGCCGTCGCTACGGCGCCGTAATCGTGGCCAATGATGAGATCATCGCGACAGGCTATAACGGCGCCGCGCGCGGTGATGTCAACTGCATCGATACAGGTATATGCCATCGCTGCGGGCACGGGCATAACGACGGCGATTACGGCTCATGCCCGGCGGTACACGCCGAGATGAACGCCATGTTGTCGGCCTCACGCTCTGAGATGATCGGCGCGACGCTGTACTTGGCTGGCGTCGACTTCGAGACAGGCGAGCGCATCTCGGCTGATGAGATCTCACCATGCCCCGTGTGCACGCGCATGATAGACAACGCCGGTGTCGATGTCGTCACAAGTGCATAGTAAATAGAAGAACGCCCCAGACGCTCAATTGCATCTGGGGCGTTCTCCTCACAAAGGAGGAAGGTGCGGTGGCCCAAAACCGCACTTCCTATTTTATCACACGTAATGTTATTAGGCGTTGACCCACTTGAGTGCGTTCTTGATGCAAAGCTGCTTGTTCACATTCTCGAACTCTTTGCGGCAGATCAGTTTCCATGCGCCACGGTTGGTGGCCTTGAAGCGGCAGTAGTGCACGCAATTATCGTCGAGGACGATCTTCACGCGACGGCCGCAACCGATGATCTCGTATGCCTCATTAAACGGCTGCTTGAAAGCGATGCGCTCGAGCTTGATGGCGTCGTCGAAAGTCTTAGTCATGATGTTTCCCTTCCTCGTGGTTGACAAGATTATATTACCCGGTAACTACCTGAAAGCACATAGCTATTTTCAAATTCGTCGAAAAGTTTTTTGATTATTTTGAAAATAAGTATGTACACGAGTACATGCACGTGGGATAATGACCTTGTCAACCAGAAGGAGGAGCAAAATGAAGCCCATCAAGATCACCAAGCAGGACCAGTTCGGTTACGAGCGCACGTTCGTTATCCGCCGCGACGAGACTTGCGGCAAGATGTTCCTCGCCGAGATCGACCCCGATTTTGGTTTCGAGTCGTTCCGCGGTGTATACGGTTCTATGGATGCGGCACTCGATCGCATCGAACTGCTCATCCACTAAATGAAAGGAAACACCATGGCAGAGGTAACGTTCACCGAGAAAGAGCTCGGTTTCATCAACGAGTGCGCGATCGACAAGAAGGGCGTGCTAGTCGAGATGCCGGCGAACCCGTTCCCGTCGCTCTACCGCAAGGGCGTCATCGCCAAGAAGGACGATGCCCTCACGGTCACGAAGGACTTCCGCGACATGTTCTGCCTCGACGGCCAGGTCGTGCATATCGATCTCACCAAGGCCGAGGGCGAGCCCGAAGACGGTGGCAAGAAGTTCAAGTACGGCGAGACCGGCGACGTGATCATCGAGGACGCACCTGTCGATTACGCCGGCTTCCGCCAGGCGATCACCGCCAACCTCCGTGACCGCCGCACGAAGGGCATTGATGAGTTCCAGCTGATCGACAAGGCCGTGCAGGTGTATGACGCCGCACGCGAGGCCAGGGCGGCCAACGGCGACGAGGGTACCCGCTCTGAGCACACGACAGTCGGCAGCCGCAAGCACTGGCGTTACGACTTGGCCGATACCGTGTCGGCATACTTCGGTGTAGGCATGGAAGTCGACAAGCATGAGATCGTCTTCACCGGCGACCTGTACATGGCCGGCGCGGCTGAGCTCACGTTCGAGTACCTGTTCAAGATCGGCAACCGCCGTGCGCAGCGCTGCTATGACGAGCGCCTGTTCGCCGGCGAGCCCACGGTCGGCGTGTATGCCGAGAAGGCCGTTGAGTTCATGGCCGAAGTCGAGAAGCGCCTACAGCATGAGGGCGCCGATGTCGAAGTCGACGGTGAAGTCGTCGGCGAGGTGGTCGTCGACCTCGACCATGTCGATGATATCGAGTGTGGGGCGGAGGTTACCGATGCCTAGGAGAGTCAGATTCATAAGGGGTGTCGACTGCCCGACGTGTGGGGCGACTCCGTCACATCAGAAGTGGAAGCCACGCAAAATGACTGATTTGGACGATGTCGCGATTATAAGCGAATGCAACCCTGTCGATGCCGTCCATTGTCACCGGTGCGACCTCGTCTTCCGCGTGTCGCACTTCGAGCACGACGACACGTACATCACGAATTGGGACGAGATAGAGACGATCCCGCGATATTGCCCGTGGTGTGGAGAGGATCTGCAGCAAAATGATCACTGATACGAAAGAGATAGCCAAGCGCCTGCGTATCGAAGCCGATTACTGACATGACTATCGCAAGGATAGTGTTATTTTCAATGCGCCGGATTACTTATTCAATGACAGTGTGCTCATGGCTTTCGGTGTCAACGGCATAGACGAGATGGATATGCCTATTTATGAGCTATTCGATAAGCTGGCAGATATCATCGATCCACAAGAACGTTAAAGTAGTTCGAAAATACTTTCAATTTATCGAAATATCGGTGCATTGAAAGTAGTATAATGACTTTGTCAACCAGAAGGAGGAACAAATGCCCGAATATATCGTTTTCGTCATGCCGCCGGAGGACGAGGATGCCGAGCCGTTCGACATCCCGGAATGGAGTTACGACGACGCGGCCGCAACGGCAAAGCGTTACCGCGAACATGGCTGGAAGGCGTGCATCATCGACTATGGCACGCCGTTCGTGCTGTGGAGGGCTAAATGTCCAGATGGTGATGCGATCAGCGTCTTGGCGCGTACATGCGACGAGGCATGCATCAGGGCACGTGCCGTCAGTGAAGATTACGACAGTTTCCAACGGGAGGACTAACGATGCGCGATTTCGTCTACACTGCATTGACGGTTGTAGGGATAGCCGCCACGGCCGTCGCCGCGGCGTACGCGTTCGCAGACAGGGGCTATTTCGCCGTAGGCGGCGAGTACGCGTTCCTGTCCCTGCCCCTGCTCGGCATGTGCATCGAGTATATGGTCAGAGACCGATGAGGAGGGAGGCATCATGCTAATCGGTGATGTGAAGCCGTTCAAATATGTCTACGCAGACGATCGGCAGCAATTCACGAGGCCGCTCGAGGAAGCGGCGGAGTTCTTCGTCGCATGGCGTTTCTGGATACAGCGCCGTGACAACCAGAGGTATTCGGCGAAGGCGCGCGACAAGATGCTCGACAAGGCCGCAGATGTGATCCAAGCAGTCGTCAACTGTGTTGCATCGGTCGGCATCGATGATATGTCGGAGCTGATGGCACGTTGCGAGAAACGAAACATGAAGAGGGGTAGGTATTGATGCAGGTCGAAGTGATCGTGGCCATGGAGCGGAGGCCTGTCACTGTGCACGGGCACGGCGGCAGCTTGATCGGGTGGTTCCAGCGTGGCGGTTTCCTCGGGAACAACCAGAAACCCGTCGGGCTCGTCGAGTTCGCCGACGGTACTGTCGGCGAGTACGAGGCGAAGGAGGTGCGTTATGTCGACAATATATAACTGCGTATCATACGACAGGGACCGTATGCGCTCGTGCATATACGGGCTCGCAGTCGGCGACGCCCTCGGCGTGCCATATGAGTTTCGTGAGCGAGGCACGTTCGAATGCACCGGCATGGTCGACGGCGGCACGCACGGGCAGTATGCCGGCACGTGGTCTGACGACACGTCGATGGCCTTGTGCATATGCGCGAGCATCAAGCGGCTCGGAATCATCGACACGGCTGACATCGCCTACAGGTTCCGTCAATGGCTGGAGCACGGTGACTACACGTGTGATGGGCGTGTATTCGATGTCGGCGTGACATGCAAGAGGGCTATTTCGACAGGCGTGCCTGCTAAGTCATATGACGACTGCGGCAACGGCTCGCTCATGAGGACGGCACCGCTCGCCATGCTCGACCCCATCGAACCCTATGATATACGCGATGTCTCGGCAATTACGCATGCGCACCCAGTGGCCGAGTGGTCATGTGTAACGCTGTGTGATATGTTGCGGACTATCCGCAATGTCGGCACGCCGGCGAAGGGCGACCTCTGGCATAGATACGGGTACATCGCATCGAGGCCTGTCGAGGCAGTCAAAAACGACGGCTACTGCGAGCATACGCTCGAGGCCGCGCTCTGGTGTTTTTTAAATACGTTCTCATATACTGATTGTGTGCTCGCAGCCGTCAATTTAGGCGACGACACCGATACTACGGCTGCTGTCGCGGGTGCTATCGCGGGCGTGTATTACGGTTTTGGGGCAATCCCGCCGAAGTGGGTCGACCAGTTACGCGGCAAAGCCGTAATCGATCAATGTATCTAGGAAGGATAAACGATGATTGACGGGTATCTGTTGAACACGCGTGTTTTCAACAAGGTGAATGACGACAAGCATCAAATGCTCAAGCCGTTAGAGGAGGCAGCCGAGGTCTTCGGTGCATGGCAGGAGTTGGATAGCATGCGCCCCACGACGTTCAAGCAGGATTGGGTAGACATGCGCAATTGCCTCATCGACGAGTGCATGGACACAGTTCAGGCAGTCGCCAACGTATTGGCGGCAGTCGGCGCCACGCAAGGCGAGGTCGACGCCGCCATCCGACGCATGGACGAGCGGAACGAGGGCCGAGGCAGGCTCTGATAAAAGGGATGAGGGCACTGACCCCGAGCCCTTTTGGTTTCATAACGACAGACAAGGAATGCAAATGACTATCGAGTTACCTAAAGATGTGGAGGGCCGCGAGATTCCACTGGATACCACAAAGTTATTCGGCGCCAGCGGCAATGCCTACAACATCACGCGGTGGATCTACACGACTGACTTCGACACGAGCGACAGCGTGGCGGGCCAGTGGCGTGCGACCACAGACATGTTTAGACGGCTCGACCCAAAGCTCATGTACCTCACCCCGCCCGATAGCTGGGAACAGCTGGAAAAAGACTTGACTGCGTTCGATGATGGGCAAACATACGGCCCCTGTCACTACTTTCACGAATTAGGCGATGATTGCATGTCTTGCCCGGCGCGCGACGACGCCTGCGCAGACGCAGTGATGCGAGACGTGGCGTCACGCATCCGCAACCTGAGGGGTGAGGACTGATGAACATCGAGTCGCCTAAAGATGCCGACGGGCGAGAAATTCCGCTTGATACCAAAGTGCTGTACGACAGGTACGGCTTTAAGAACCTCGTAAAGTCATTCATGTATGTCATTCGTACCGATACTTGCACTGGTATATGGCGAGTGAAATTCACAGTCGGCACTTCGTTGTTCGCAGTAAGCGACATGCATCTCGCCGAGCCCGATAGCTGGGAGAAGCTAGACGAAGACCTGCACGCGGTTGAGGTTTGCGGAGATTCTCCCGACCTCGAAGACCCAGTGTGTGCCTACGCGCACAATATCGGTAAGAAGTGCGCCGAATGCAAGCTCTACGCAGGGGATTGTACTGTCAATATGTGTAAAGACATCGCGTCTCGCATTAATGAGCTGAGGAGTGAAAGTAAATGATTACTGATGAAAAGCGCCGCCGAGTAGTGCATACTTTGCGTCAACTCGACCACCTCGTCGACGATGAGGACTGCGACCGCACGATTGCACATGAGGCATCTGTACTCAACATGATCCGCGATGCCACCGTCGGCCTCGACGGCAGCATATTTCAACGTCTCGCAGACTTGATCGACCGACACGACAACCCGACATGCCGAAACCTCTCGAATGACTACAGGTCGTTCCATTGCAGCCAGTGTGGGTATAAAGCATTTACATATGGCGATTCAGACTGCGACCCGGAAGATTTCACATATTGCCCGGAGTGCCGTGCAGAGGTGGTGGACGAATGATTACCAATGATGAGCGCTGCGAGACTGTAGAGAATCTGCGTCACCTATCCTACATGAACCGCGTCCGCTACAAAGAAGAGTTCTATGAACTGCTGGACGAGACGGTAATGGAACCCGACATCGGATACCACGAGATGAACGACGTGTTCGAGCGTATTGCCGACCTAATCGACCGCGGCGAGTGCGAGAACGTCTACGACGAGAACGAAATGGGAGCCTGTGACAACGGCTTCGAGTGCTCGGTCTGCGGATGCAGGGTCGAGGACGAGGAGCACTACCACGTGAGCGGCACATGGAACTTCTGCCCCCAGTGCGGAAGGAAGGTAGTGAACCATGCCCATTAAATGCCCCAACTGCGGTAGGCAGATCGACCCTCACGCAGGGCATATCCCCAACGGCCGTGTGTTCGTCTGCGAGAAGGGCAAGCCGCTCATGCGCGAAGTCAAATACCGTTGTGCGCATTGCGACTCTGTGATCATATTCATCAAGAAGTGCGAACCGAAAGAAGTTGATCATGGCTGAGTACGAGCCCATCAGCGGGTACAACCTGCCGCCGGGGTGCCTTGACGGCGACATCGACCGTGCGTACGGCGGAGAGCGCCGTTACTGCAGCGAGTGCAAACACTGCATCGAATCGGACGAACTGGACTGCTGCATCTGCGCGCCCACGCTGGCGAATGCGGTCGCGAAGCTCAAGGGCACGCAGAGGTGGTCGCCGAAGTACATCCTCGCGGCGGTCGAGGACGCAGTCACGGACGAAGGCAACTGCTGCCCTGAGTTTGAGGAGTGAAGGCAGCCCAGAAACGTATCAGAGAATGATTGTAGCATATGTAGAAGGCACAGTTTTGGCTTAGCACGTGTGCTTGCAGGGCCCCGAGGCTGATTTATGCCTCGGGGCATTTTTCGTATCTCCTGGCCGAAAATGACACTTTCCGATTTATCTGCGTGGTTGACAGGTAGTAGATGTCAAAATGCGACGTAGATCGGTGCATAGCGGTGTTCTGCGCAAGTTACTGTCACACTACCTGTCAAACGGCTTTTGGGCCAGTGTGACAGGTAGTAGGCGTCAAAACGCGACGTAGGTAAATTGTTGGGTACCCAAGTGTCACACTGGCAAACAGCAGGCCGCCCCTATATTAGATATTTTCTATAGGAATATCTATCATTTCATAAATATATATATTTTCAAAATATAGGGGTATAGGGGAGCATGCCAGTGTGACAGTGTGACAGGTAGTTGTAAACACATGCGTCTACATCGCGTTTTGTCGATACTACCTGTCACACTGTGCAGATAAATCGAAAAAAGCGGTGTGACACCTGTGTGACAGCAGTGTGACAGGTAGTCGAGGGCGTATATGTCGACCTCGGTAAACATTTGAAGGCGTTTCGATTTACATGGTAGGCACTATGCGTACTACCCGAAAGTCACTTGAACAGTACAGGTGAACATCGCGTTGTAGAATATAGCCAAATAGGACAGGAGGGAAGTTTTGCCTTATATCAAATTCAACAACGCGGTACAACGCAAGCGCTATTGGCTCGGCGAGGACGGCATCGAGCTGATCAACGACTGGAGGCGCCGAGGGCTGTCGGTGAGGGCGATCGCCGAAGACAAGATTGGGATCACGCACAACACACTCGCGAAATGGCGCCAGCAGTCGCCCGAGCTGGACAAGGCGCTCACCGTCACCGAGGACCTCGTAGACGGCCAGGTCGAGGGCGCGCTGCTCAGGCGTGCGCTGGGGTACGACTATTTCGAGGAGACATGGACGCTCGACCGAGATACTGGCCGGGAAGTGTTGACCAAGAAGGTCAAGAAGCACGTGCCGGCAGACGTGAAGGCCATCGCCATGTGGCTGTTCAACCGCCGCGGTGACGCCTGGCGTTCGATGCAGCCCCAGCTCCCGGCAGACGACGGCGACATCATCGACGTGAAGAACGTGCTCGTGCAGATAGAGGAGGCGGCCGATGGAGATACACCTGACGCGTAAGCAGGCGGAATATGTGCGCGAGGCGCACCACCGCTGGAACCTCGCCACGGGCGCGGTGCGTTCCGGCAAGAGCCACCTGGCAGTGCAGTACACGATCCCCGACAGGCTGATCAAGCTGCGCGGCAAGAAGGGCCTGGCGTTGATCCTAGGCGCCACGAAGGAGAACATCGAGCGCAACGTCCTGACGCCGATGCGTGACATGTGGGGCGATAAGTTCGTCGGCGACATCAACGCCCGCAACTGGTGCGAGGTCTTCGGCGAGCGCGTGTACTGCATCGGCGCCGAGAACGCAGGCCAGGTATCGAAGCTCCGAGGCTCCGAGGTCAAGTTCGCATATTGCGACGAGATCTGCGACATCCACCCGGACGTGTTCGAGATGCTCAAGAGCCGCCTGAGCCTGCCGTACAGCGAATGCCACGGCGCATGCAACCCGGCAGGCCCCACGCATTGGCTCAAGCAGTTCATCGACAAGGGCGAGGCTGATCCCGGCATCGATATGTTCGTGCAGAGGTACACGATCGACGACAACCCGTTCCTGCCTGCGGCCTATGTCGCCGGCCTCAAGGCAGAGTACCGCGGCACGGTGTACTACGACCGATACATCAGGGGCCTGTGGGCGAAGGCCGAAGGCCTCGTGTACCCTAACTGGAAGGATGCCCAGGAGCCGACATGGTCGCCGGAGAAGCCCGAAGACGTACGCGGTTACTGCGTGAGCATCGACTACGGCACGCAGAACCCGTTCCATGCGATCAAGTGGCTGCTCGATTCCGCCGGTACCTGGCATGCGGTCGGTGAGTACCGCTACTCGGGACGTGAGGAAGGCAGGCAGAAGACAGACCCCGACTACGTCAATGACCTAGTCGTGTTCACAGACGACGCCCCGGAGGACGCAGACGTCGAGATCATCGTCGACCCCAGCGCATCGTCGTTCATCGCGCAGCTGCGGAAGCGCGGCGGGTTCAAGGTGAGGAAGGCCGACAACGATGTCGGGGACGGCGTGCGCGACACCGCGAGCGCAATGCAGTTGGGGCAGGTCAAGATCGGCGACACACTCACCGAATTGGCGCGCGAGTTCACAGGCTATGTGTGGGATGATAAGGCAGACCAAGACAAGCCTGTCAAGGTTGACGACCACGGCATGGATGCGCTGAGGTATTTCGTGAAGACCAAGCGTGTGTACAGGCCGCGTGACATGGTATACGAGTCGCCGTTCATGGGCGGCGCAGACGAGGGGCCTAGGAGGTTCGCATTATGAGATGGGACGAGGTACGCGACGACAAGTCGCGCATGCTCACGTACCAGGATTTCGTGGAGGCAGGCGACGCCAACCGCGAGGGCTTCGTACTGGAGGCGATCGAGCGGCATAAGTCGGGCAAGGCGTACCGCATGGCACGCATGGCCGATGCATACGACCGCCAGGAGAACACGACGATTAACAGCTATGTGCAGAAGGTCTTCGACATCACCGGGTCCAAGCTCGTCGATTTCACAGCGAGCAACAACAAGATCGCCAGCAATTTCTTCCACCGCCTGAACACCCAGCGCACCATGTATTCGCTCGGCCAGGGTGTGTCTTTCATCGATGTCGACGAGGTGGGCAAGAAGGATGAGACCAAGGAGAAGCTCGGCAAGCATTTCGACCACGACCTGCGCACGCTCGCATATGACGCGCTCATCCACGGCGTGTGCTTCGGCTTCTGGAACCTCAACCGCATGTTCGTCTTCCCGCTGACGGAGTTCGTACCCCTCTGGGACGAATACGACGGCACGCTCAAGGCAGGCATCCGTTTCTGGCGTATCGATAGCTCGCGCCCGATGCAGGTCGTGCTATACGAGGCCGACGGCTACACCCGCTACCAGAGCCGTCAGGATGCGAACGGCGTCACGAACGAACGCCTCGAGGCGGTCGATGAGAAGCGCCCGTATATCGAGAAGACGAGCTATACGCCGGCCGACGGGATCGAGCAGGTGATCGGCGGCGAGAACTACTCGGCATTGCCTGTGGTGCCGATGTGGGGCTCGAAGCTCCACCAGTCGACGCTCGTGGGCATGCGCCAGGCGATTGACAGCTACGACCTGATCCGCAGCGGCTTCGCGAACGACCTCACTGACTGCGCGCAGATCTACTGGCTCGTGTCGAACGCGGGCGGCATGAGCGACAAGGATCTGCAGAAGTTCCTCGACCGCCTGAAGATCAACCACGTCGCGCTCGTCGATTCCGATGACGGCGGCAATGCGCAGGCGTATACCCAGGAGATCCCGTACGCCGCACGCCAGGCGTACCTGCAGTCGATCCGCAACGGCATCTACGAGGACTTCGGCGCCCTCGATGTGCATACGGTGGCGGCTGGTGCCACCAACGACCACATCGATGCGGCGTACCAGCCTATGGACGAGGAGGCGAGCGATTTCGAATACCAAGTCTCCGAGTTCGTGCAGCAGCTTCTCGCCCTTATGGGTATCAAAGATACGCCCGTGTTTAAGCGCACCCGCATCAGCAACCAGAAAGAGCAGGTCGACATGGTCATGAGCGAGGCGCAGTACCTCGACCACGAGACGATCTTGCGCAAGCTGCCGAATATCTCGCCCAGCGAGGTGCCGGCGATCAAGGAACGCCTCGACGCCGAGAACGAGGAGCGCATGGGCAGCCTCGTCGGCGCGGTATCGCTGCAAGGCGGGGACGACGGTGTAGGCGACGACGCGATGGAGTAACGCATGTCGAAAAAGATCCATTCGGTCTTCGAGATCGGTATATTGGAGGCCGGCGGCGGGTACCAATACATCACGTCGGCAGGCTATGTGTCGCACGCGGTATACCCGGACATCCTCAAGGCGCAGAAGGCGGCGCTTGAATTCGGTGGGTATGAGCTCGTCGAAGACGACACCCCGGTCGATTCGACTGTGGTCAAGACACAACAGTTTGACGGCTTTCAGATCGACACGTATTCAGACGGCACTTACGGCTACATGACTGACGGCGGTAAGCACAAGGAGGGCTATAAGTCTAAAGACGGCGCCAAGAAGGCAGCAACCAAGCTCACGGCCACAGAGCCGAAAGGCCCTCAGGTCTTGAAGAGTGAGGACAAGGGCGGCTATACCGTCAACACGTTCACCGACGGCACTTATGGGTACATGATGCCCGACGGCACTTTCAAGAACGGCTACAAGTCGAAAGACGGCGCGGGCAAGGCGGGCAAGAAGCTCGCAGCGAAGGCGGGGAAAGCGCAGGAGGACACCCAGGCCAAATTACTCGAGAAGCAGGCACAGGAGCTGCAGGAAAAACTGCAGCTTACCTACGCCGATGCGGTCGACGGCATGACCTCCCGCATCGAGGCCTCACTCAAGGAGTTCGCAGCCGATGACGCGAAATGGCAAGCTGATGTCGCCGCTGGCAAGAAGGACGCGAAGGCGTACAAGGCCTGGCGCAAGGACCAGGCGTTGCACAACGACCAGCTCAAGGCACTTAAGCAGGCGTTGACCCAAGACCTCACCGCCGCCGACAAGATGGCGATGGCGTATGTCAACCAGGTGCCGGCAGGCGTGTATGCGGAAGGCATGAACTTCGCGACATACGAGATCGAGCACGGCGCGAAGGCGAATACGTCGTTCACGCTGTATAACAAGAACACCGTCATGGAGCTCGTCGCGAATGAGCCTGACCTGCTCCCGCAGGCGGCATTCGATAAGGCGAAAGACACGGCATGGAACAGCCGCCACGTCACGTCTGCGGTGACGCAGGCGGTGCTGCAGGGGCAGACGATCCCACAGCTCGCCACGTCGATCGCCGGTATCGCCGCCATGGACCAGCGTGCAGCAATGAAGGCAGCGCGTACCGCCATGACGAGCGCGCATTCGCTCGGCAAGCTCAAGGGCTACGAGCGCGCTGCCGGTATGGGCATCGATGTTGAAAAGCAATGGTTGGCGGCACTCGACTCGCGCACACGTGGCAGCCACCGCCACCTTGACGGCGAGGTAGTCAAGCTCGATGCCGAGTTCAGCAACGGGCTGAAGTACCCCGGTGACCCTGACGGCCCTGCCTCTGAGGTCTACAATTGCCGTTGTACGCTAGTGCCCGTTATTGGCGATGTGGAGTATGACGAGGTCGAGCGTGCCAACAAACTCGGCGGCATGAGTTACGAGGAATGGAAAGCCGAGAAGCTGACGAAAGAGCAGAAGCTCGCGAATGCACTCGACAGCCAACTGAAGGATGTCGATAACGAGATCGACGTGCTGAAAGAGCTCATGAAGAGTTCAGATAAGACGTATTCGGGCATTTGGAAAGACCCCGTGACACTCGCCGATTGGGACGCGAAGAAAGAGGCGATACCCAAGAAGCTCGAGTATTTCAATGAGAAACTCACGGCAAACAATAACCCGGCAGTGGCGGAGTTATTGCAGAAGTACATCGACGATGTCGAAGATTTTGACAAGCAAGGCCAGGCGTATAAGGTATATATCGACAAGATGTCTGCGTTGAGGCTCAAGCGTCAGTCGATCCACAAGCAGATGGTCGACTTAGGTCTCGTCGAAGATTCGGCTTTCAGCGAGGAGCGCAAGGCTAATGCATGGAGGTTCACTTCACCGGAGGAGGCCGATGAGCATTTCCGAGGTGTAAGCGGCAAGGCCTGGCGTGAGGCAACCGCAGCAGAGCGCAAGGGCATCTACGGCTATACTGCCTCCTCCGGTGCGTGGAATCGACCGTTGTCTGGCTTCCGCAAGCCGTACAGCAAATCCGGCACAGGGTGGGAGAAGAAGTTCTACGTTGGCCCAGGCGACGTTTGGATCGATTACGAAGGCAAGGGCTCGGCAATCCGCAACATGACATCGCTTATCGAGAAGTCGACGTACGACCACGACGCATGGGTCGTGCGCGGATGCGACTACAACGCCATGGAGTCGTTCTTCGGCACAAGCGCGTCGGAATTGGAGGGTATGAGTACCGATGAGCTCAAATCACTCGTCGGCATGTCGAACCGCATCCAGTCATTCGTGTCGACCGGTGCTGCCGCAGGTAAAGGTTTCCATAGGCCTGTCGCCATGGAGATCTATTGCCCTGCCGGGTCTGAGATGATGTATGCGGAGCCTTTCAGTGCATACTCTGGCGCAACGAATTACGATGATTGGGACGGCAAGAAGAAACAGAACTATTTCGGCAGTGAGTTTGAGATGATCTTGCAGCGCGGCGGTTACTACACCGCGACCGACGTGTACAAAGGCGATGACGGCAAGATGCATGTCGTGTTGGAGCTGCACCCCGAGCAGGGTTACGATAAGTTCCAGCAGGATCCCAAAGAGTGGACCGGCTCGAAGAGCAAATACAAGTAAGGAGTACCATGGCTACCGAGAAACAGAAAGTATCAAACCTCGAGCTCGACGACTCATTTGGCTGCCTGAAGCGTAACCCACGCAAATGCCGGACGTGTGCGAATGCACACGGCCCGGCGCCGTGGGAGGACTCGCCCGACAAGTCATATTGCATGGCGTACGAGCGCCGCCTCGGCAACATCAAGCCTGATGCCGTATATTTCGACGGCGCCGATTGCCCGTTTTATATCGAGGAAGAGGCATGACATGGCCGGTGGCGTATCGGTAAAGCAAGACAACACCGAACAAGTCATCGACGGCATCGATTCTGCTATCGGCGTCGCGCTCGAGAAGATCGGGCTTTTGGCTGAGAACTATGCGGCCAAGAAATGCCCGGTTGATACCGGCAACCTGCGTGCATCGATCACACATGAGGTGGATGCCGGTGATAACGCAGTGTACATCGGCACAAACGTCGAATATGCACCGTACGTCGAGCTCGGCACTTCGCGCCAGAAGGCGCAGCCTTTCCTGAGGCCTGCGGCTTCCGAGCACGTCGCACAATATCGCCAAGTGTTGAAAAAGGCACTAGGCGGCGGTAGTTAACCTGGTATTATTTATGTTAAATGCGCGAAGCAATGCGCTATACAGTATGGGGTCGAAGCACGTACCCCAGAGTCCGAAGGAATGGAGCGAACACCATGGCACTTACCCGCAAACTCCTCCGATCCATGGGGATCGAAGACGAGAAGATCGACCAGATCATCGACGCACACACTGAGACCGTCAACGCGCTGAAGGACGAGCGCGATGGGCTCAAGGATGCCGCGGACCGACTGAAGAAGGCCGAGGCAGAGCTCGAGGAGCTCAAAGCCAAGCCGGCAGACGGTTTCAAGGAGAAGTTCGAGAAGGAGCACGCCGATTTCGAGGCGTTCAAGGCAGACACCGCTAAGGCTGCCGCCGACCGCGAGAAGAAATCGCTGTACCGCAAGCTGCTCACCGATGCAGGCGTCGACCCCAAGCGTATGGATGCCGTGATGCGTGTCGCCGACTTGTCCGAAATCGTGGTCGAAGACGGCGCCATCAAGGACGCCGACAAGGTCACGGAGAAGGTCAAAGGCGAGTGGTCCGATTTCATCCCGACCACGAATAAGAAGCCCGCGAATGTCGATACGCCGCCTGCAGGTGGTGGCGACGGCGCGGCAGAACCGAAGTCGCTGGGTGACGCCCTGCGACAGAAGTACACCAAGCAGAACACTGATTAAAGGAGGCAATTATGCCTATCACCCTCGCAGAGGCCAAGGTCGGCATGGCCGACAAGGTCGACCAGCAGATCGTCGACATGTTCCGTCGATCCTCCCTGCTCCTCGACCGCCTCACTTTCGACAACGCCATCTCCCCCGGTACCGGCGGCTCCACGCTCGTCTACGGCTATACGCAGCTGAAGACGCCTTCCACTGCCGCCGTCCGTGCCATTAACAGCGAGTACACCGCCAACGAGGCAAAGCGTGAGAAGAAGACCACGCAGGCCATCATCATGGGTGGCGCCTTCGAGGTCGACCGTGTCATCCAGGACACTTCCGGCGCCATCGACGAGCTCGTGTTCCAGGCCGACGAGAAGATCAAGGCAACTGCCAATTTCTTCACGCATTGTGTGATCAACGGCACCGCGGCCGGTACTGCCGCCCCCGGTAAGACTATCGGTACTTTCGACGGCCTCAACAAGTTGCTCGCCAATTCTTCCACTGAGTACACCGCCACTGCGGACCTGTCTACCAGCGAGAATGTGACGGCCAACTACAACCAGTTCCTCGACGAGCTCGATGAGTTCATCTCCGGCCTCGACGGCATGCCCGATATGCTGCTCATGAACCGCAAGATGCTCTCCAAGCTCCGCGGTATCGCCCGCCGTGCCGGTTATTACGAGTCCACCAAGGACGATTTCGGCCGTGTCGTCGAGACGTATAACGGCATCGCGCTCATGGATGCCGGCGAGTACTACGACGGCTCCAAGACCGTCGACATCGTCGCCGACACCGCAGCCGGTTCCGGTACCTTCGGCACTTCCGACATCTATGCCGTCAAGTTCGGCCTCGATGCCTTCCACGGCATCTCCCCGACCGGTACTAAGGTCATCACGTCTTACATGCCCGACCTCACGCAGCCTGGCGCCGTCAAGAAGGGTGAGGTCGAGCTCGTCGCAGGTGTCGCCCTCAAGAACACGCTGAAGGCCGGCCACATGAAGGGCATCATCACCGCGCCGAAGACTGCCTAAGGAGTCGATATGCTGGAGGAGTTGCTCGCAGAGATCCACAATTGGTTCGAATGCGATTACCTCGCAGGTGAGCTCACCGTCATGGACGGCGAGCTCACCCTCCCGCATGGCTTCGTCAAGAAGGGTCAGTACTACCGCATCGTCGGCAGTGTGTTCAACGACGGCCTGCACCAATACCCGACGTCGGACCTCACTGATGAGGTATTCGATGGTGAGGTGTGGGCACTGGCCGTGCCGAAGGCGGTCGTTGACATCGCGACCGAAATCGAGGCGTGGCGCAAAGCCAACCCCGACTCCGCATATACTTCTGAGTCGTTCGGCGGGTATTCGTATACGAAGGCCACTGCTTCCGACGGCATGCCGGCGCGATGGCAAGACGCATTTCGCCGACGCCTCAATCGTTGGAGGAAACTGCCATGACGTTGATTGATACTTTCAAAGAGCCTTGCGTGCTCATGGAGAAGAAGCGCGTGAGCGACGGTGAAGGCGGGTGGACGACCACGTGGGTCGACGGTGCCGCCTTCGATGCGGCCATTGTCCGCGACACCACCCTGGCGGCACGCGTCGCTGAAAAAGAGGGCGTATCGAACGTCTACACGGTGACTACCGACCCAAACGCGCGACTCGAATTTCATGACGTTTTCAAGCGTGTCAGTGACGGCCAAGTGTTCCGTGTGACTTCCAACGGGGACGATATGCGTACACCCGATGTGGCGACGTTCAGTTTCGAGCAGGTGTCGGCGGAAGAGTGGAAGCTATCATGACGCCTGAAGCTACTATCTATGAATTCTTCTCGGGCTTCTCGATTCCAGCGTATGCGGCGACATCTGTACCAGACAATGCGGAGTTCCCGTATATCACGTACGAGCTCGCAGTCGATGATTTCTGGGGCGGGGAAGTCGCGTTGTCGATGGACATTTGGTATCGTGGCGACTCCGAGGCGGAGCCGAATGCGAAAGCGCGTGAAGTCTCAAAGGCACTAATCGGCTGCAAGTGTATCCCATGTGACGGCGGCGGCGTCATACTGAAAAAAGGCTCGCCGTTCTGCCAGAGCATGGGTGACACAGCAGATGATAAGATCAAGCGCCGCCATATCAATGTGACGGCAGAGTTTATCACCTCGTTTTGAGAGGACAAGTTAAATGGCTAAGTTCACACAGATTCCTACGGATACTTTCAAGAAGCTCCAGCTCAATGCCGGTATCCTCACCACTGAGTTCGACCCTACAACTGGCGAGCTCAGTGCGTCCAACATCATCGGCGCGACGAGCGGCGGTGTATCGTTCGAGGCCACGCCGTCATTCACCGATTTCGGCGAGGACATCGACAATTGCCCGAAGAACACTAAAGAGCTCAAGAAGCTCGACAGCTGGGAAGCCAAGATGTCCGGCTCGTTCGTGACGATGGATACGAATGTCGCGACATCTGTCATCGGCACTGCTGCTGTTGCGAGCGACGACCCGGCCAAGGTCGTGCCCCGCAACTCTGTCGAAGCCCAAGATTTCAAAAACATCTGGTGGGTCGGCGATTATTCTGACATCAATGAAGACAGTTCGTCTGCCGGCAAGGCCGGTTTCATCGCGATCAAGCTCATCAACGCATTGTCGACTGGTGGTTTCAAGATCCAGTCCGGCGACAAGGCGAAGGGCACGTTTGAGTTCGAGTACACTGGCCACTACAGTAGTGAAAACATCGACACCGTCCCGTTTGAAATCTATATCAAGGCTGGTTCTGCTGATAAGTAGGCATAGCCTGAAGGAGGAAAATTAAATGAAACTCAGCGACATCAAGGGCGACCGCGTGCTCGACGTCATCGCCGACATCATCGACCCCATCGCAAACATGGTGCAAGACAAGGACGTCGCCGCAATGTTCAAGCGCGAAGCCGTGCCCGACGGCATGGAGGCGCGCGATTTCTTCGCGAAGCGCATGTGCAAGGGCCTGCCCGTTTTGCTCAAAAGCCATAAAGCCGACATCATCGCCATCATGGCGGCAATTGAGGGCGTGACACCTGAGCAGTACGCCGCATCGCTCGATTTCCCTAAGTTGTTCACCGACGTCATGGAGCTCGTGACTGACGATACGTTCCTCAATTTTTTATCACGGTCGGAGACGGGGAAGGGCGCAGATGCGCCTGGCTCTGCCTCGGCGAGTTCCGAGGCCCGTTAAGGGCCGACGCATTCGTCAAGTTCACACTGGCCCGCTATAGGAAAGAACGGGACGAGATGGCGTTTAAGGTATACGTCACCGACTCCCTATACCTTATGGGCCAGCAAAAGTTTATCGGTCGCCGATGGTACGACCAAGTCCGGCCCAAGGTATATGAAGACATCGACGCCGCCGCGGTAGTGGCGGACGTCACGAAAAGGGCGGGATTGGTGGTCGTATGAATCTACTCGACCTCGCCGTCAAGATCACGTGCGACGACCAGGCATCCGGCGAGGTCGACAAGATCGGCGACGGCATCAAAAACAAATTGGGCATCGCTGCTAAAGCCGGCGTTGCGGCCGTGGCGGCAGTCGGTACTGCGACGGTCGCCATCGGCAAGACAGCACTCGACGCATATTCGAATTATGAGCAGTTGGTCGGCGGTATCGACACCCTGTTCAAAGCCTCGTCGGGCAAGATGCAGCAGTATGCCGCAAATGCATACCAGACGGCTGGCGTATCAGCCAACCGTTATATGGAGATCTCGACGAGTTTCGCCGCTGCGCTGATCAGCTCACTCGGCGGCAACACCGAGGCTGCAGCCGACATGGCCAACACAGCCATCACGGACATGAGCGACAACGCAAACAAGATGGGTACGTCGCTTGAGACTGTCCAAGAAGCGTATATGTCGCTGTCGCGCGGTAATTACGAGATGCTCGACAGCCTGAAGCTCGGCTATGGCGGCACGAAGTCTGAGCTGCAACGTCTGCTCGCAGACGCTGAGAAGTTCTCGGCAGCGCAAGGCAAAGTACGCGATTTCTCTGTCGACTCATATTCCGACATCGTCGAGGCCATCCACATCGTGCAAGACGAGATGGGCATCACAGGTACGACTGCGGAAGAGGCAGCGACTACCATCGAGGGCTCCGTCAACATGGCGAAGGCCGCGTGGGATAACTGGCTTGCCGGCCTCGGCAATGAAGACGCAGACATGGAAGGCCTGACTGATCAGCTCGTCCAGTCGGTTGTCATTGCGGGCAAGAACATCATCCCGAGGGTCGGCCAGATCATGGCGACACTCGGGCAGACGGTTGCAGACTATGCGCCTGGTGTCGGCCTCTACCTCAGCAACGCGCTCATCAATGTCTTGCCTGAAGCCGTGCAAGGGCCGATGCGCGACGCGTTCGCAGGCGTCGACAAAGTCGTCGGCAAACTCGAAAGCGTATTCAATGACAATTTGAAGCCGGCGGCAGACGCCGCCGACAGCGTTTTCAGCGCGATCAGCTTGGGCGTCAAGACTTTCGGTGATTCCGTCAACGACTTGGTGCTCCCTGCGATCGACCAGCTGTCGCCTGCTTTCAATGATTTCTTCGGGGCGATCCAGACAGCACAGCCCCTGCTCGAGTTCATCGCTAACATCATCGGCGTCGGGCTCGCCGCAGCGATCAGCGTAGCCATCAAGCTGTTTGCCGCCATTACAGAAGTCGTCGCGTTTGTGATCACTGGTTTCGCACAACTGTATGAGGACATCTCGGGGTTCGTGACAGGTGTCGTGCAATTCTTCACGGTCGACTTGCCGAACGCGATCAATGCATTGGTGCAATGGTTCGCGCAATTGCCTGGCAACATCGCCGCGTTCCTGTCGACGGTCATTGCGAATGTCGCCGCATGGGTAGCAAATATGGCGTCGAATGCCGTGAGCGCCGGTTCGCGTTTCATCTCCGGTATCGCCGGTTTCATGTCTGCGCTGCCCGGCAATATAGCGTCATGGCTCTCCGGCGTCATTTCGACTGTCGTCGGCTGGGTGTCGCAGTTCGCGAGTAACGCCACGAGCGCGGCGTCGCAGTTCGCAAGCAACCTCATCGACGGCCTCGCGTCTATACCCGGCCAGGTGACATCGATCGGTTCTAACATTATTCAAGGTATGGTGAACGGTGTCACGAGTGCCGCAGACCGTTTGATCGACAGCGTTAAAGGCGCAGTCGACGACGCCATCGATGCCGCAAAAAACCTGCTCGGCATCCACTCCCCGTCACGCGTGTTCCGCAAGATCGGCCAATACACGATGCAAGGTGCGGCACTCGGTGTCGACGATGATGCCGACGTGTTGTTGAGGTCTACAGATAATGCGATGCGCGGTATGATTTCAATGGCACAAGATATCGCCATGCCCGGTGTCAGCAGCACTGCCGGCGGCGAATCGGCCGTTATCAGCTGGTTGGCCGAGAACCTGCCATCCATCATCGCTGAGTTCACGCCCGTCATGGGTGAATCGGAGTTCGGGCGCAAGGCGAGAAAGGCGGTCGCGTATGCTTGATATCAAATACAAGTCAAATGCGGGGACTGTCATCCCGCTCAATTCTGGTGTATATGTCGGTAAGCCGAACGACCTCTTTAGCCGCGAATGGGACTACAAAATCGGGTATCGCGCACTGGCCACGGCCTCGCGCGGTGCCCGCAAGGTCTCATTCAAGGCGTTTCTCGCAAACATGGCACAGGCTGACGCTTTCCGCCGATGTGCCGACACGGACATGCAGAAGGGCACGCCCGGCACTATTTATGTCAATGACTGGTTCCAGCGTTGTTTCGTCGTGGCTTCCAATGTGGACGGCGTCGGTGACGATTTCTTCGCGACCAAGCTCACTTTGGTTTTGCTCGACGGCGTATGGCGCAGGGGGATTACGACGGCGTTCGTGCCCGTGCAGGGTTCGGCGGACTATGAGTTTCTCGACTTGCCGCATGATTTGCCGTACGACCTAGGCGCGACCCCACCGCTGCAATACGCCATCAACCCAGGCTACTTCGACAGCCCCGCGAAGTTTGTCGTGTATGGGCCCGCGGTCAACCCTTCTGTACGCCTGGCCGGCAATCTATACCAGGTGGACGTGACCGTTCCCGAGGGCGGTTACATGGATATCGACCCGTTGCGACGCACCGTCACCGTGGTCGCCGCAGACGGCACCACGATGGACGCATTCAGCAAGGCGCACCGAGGCAGCGGCGTGGGTTCTGGCGAGTATATCTTTGAGCACGTGCCAGTCGGCACGTCTGAAATCTCGTGGGACAATAGCTTCGGCTTCGACTTGACTCTGTACGAGGAAGAGGGCGAGCCCGCATGGTTTTAGTGGTGAATGATCCAACTGTTGGCGATATCCGCGAAATCGAGGAATTCGAGCTTGACATAGCTTTCGGCAGCGACGAGAACGCACTGAAATTGGAGGCCCGCGCGGACGAAACCCCCGAAGAGGGGCAATTTGTGTTCATCGACGGCACCGAGTATGGTGGTGTTATCGACCAGGCGAGCTATGAGGCCGGCAGGGAGGCAACGGGGTCAATTCTATGCAAGGGCCGCACCTGGCATGGTATTTTGGCAGGCAAGCGCCTGCTCCCCGATTCGGGAAGTGGATACCTCTCCGTCAGCGGCAAGGCGAGCGATGTGCTCGCGTCGCTCATCGAGCGCATGGGGCTTTCTGGGCTGTTCTCCGCCGCTTCCGACGATACGTCGGTAAGCTACACCTTTGATCGATTCGTGGACGGCTACAGCGGCTTGAAAGCCATGGCGAAGGCCAATGGTCGCAAGGTCGTCATGCGTCGTAAGGGCGGTAAGGTTGAAATCTCTCTGCCGCCCGTTGTAGACTATGCGAACAAGGTTGATTCCGACCTTTTGGACTTCACGCTGACCTCAGTTCACCGCTGTATCAATCACCTGGTCTGTGCAGGTACTGGCGAGCTCGAGAACCGCGCCGTAGTCCATTTCTATGCGGACACGGCCGGTAACGTCAGCCACACCCAGAGCCTCTTTGGAGTCGACGAGATATGTGCGCTCTACGACTACAGCAACGCCGACGAGGCGAAGCTCGAGGAGGAGGGCGGCAAGAAGCTCAGGGAGTACCAGACCAGAGGCAGCGTCGAGGTCGACGCGCACGACGATATCGACGTCGACGTCGGCGACATCATCTCGGCGCGCGATAACGCACATGGTAAGACCGTTAGCGCGACCGTGGTGAAGAAGATCGTGCAGGTCTCACATGGCGTGGCAACATACAGGTACGAGGTCGGCAGTGAGACTACGACAAAGAACTCGGCCAGCGCTATCGCCGACGGAGGTGGCGGGCACGCGTACTTTGCGGGAAAGGGCCTGAAGCTCGAGAACTACACGTTTAGTGCGGAAGTCGACGCGGAATCGCTCAAGGCCGTTGAGGCCAAGGCCGACAAGGCCGTAACAGACGCTTCGAACTCGCTCCAGACGTGGGCACAGGCGGATATCGCCATGGGAGAAGTGTCCACGCTCACGGAAGGCTCTAAGGCCACCGCGTCGCTCTCAGGCGAGGGGCTGGTCAAGACGCTCTCACTCGGAATTCCGCGTGGCGCGACCGGTATTCAGGGTCCGAGGGGTGAGCGCGGCCCGCGAGGTGAAATCGGACCGCAGGGCGAGAAGGGTGACACCG